GTAAATGATGAAGTACCAGTTGCTTCAGGTTTTGCAATTGTAGGTCATACTGTAACATGCAACACAGGTGTATGGACAAGCAACGCAGAGATGACATACAGTGCTCAGTGGTATCGTGAAGGCAATCCTATCTACAATGCCAACTCATTCACATATTCACCAGCAATTGATGATATCGATCTTAAGATTTATTGTCAAGTAGTTGGAGAAAATAAAGCTGGATATATTGAGGTAAAATCAAATGAACTTGGTCCTGTTGTTTATTCTGTCCCTGCTGCTAATTTGCCTGTTATTTCTGGTTCTGTATCTGTTGGAGGTACACTACAATGTTCAACCGGCATATGGGCAGGGTTTACTCCCACAAAATATGATTATCAGTGGTTCAGAGGAACTAATATGGTATCATCTGCTAATAGTTCATATGTAGTGGCGGCTGGTGATGTTGGTAATCAAATTAAATGTAAAGTGATCGCTTCATCTGCTCGTTACACACTGGCAATCGATTCTGATCCAGTATCAATTCCATAAAGAGAAAATAGATGGCCAAAAATAACGTTAGATTTGCAGCAATGAACAGAGATAGTCAAATATATAGTGACTTTCTTACTGATCTAAATCCACATCCGGTTTCTGGTGATATCGTTAAGTATATTAACGAAAATTCTGTTATTCGCTGTATTCGTAACCTATTACTCACCAATAAATTTGATCGACTATATCAACCAACTATTGGCACTGACATTTCAACAATGTTATTCGAGCCTATCAGTTCTATGACTGCACAAAATATTTCTATATTTGTTCAACAAACAATTACGAATTTTGAGCCTCGTGCAAAAATTCTTAAAGTAGATGTGATCCCAGATGAAGAAAATCATTTATACATTGTAAACCTTGTGGTGATGATTATAAATAAACAAGACCCCGTTTCATTTAATATTACACTCGACAGGATCAGGTAATGTCAGCTAATTCCTCAATTGTTCTATCAAGTCTTGACTTTGATACGATCAAAAATACATTCAAATCTTATCTCAAGACACAAGATAGATTTAAAGATTACGATTTCGAAGGCAGCAACATGGCTGTTCTTCTTGATATTCTTTCGTATAATACATTCCACAACGCTTTCTACCTAAACATGATTGGTAGCGAGATGTTTCTTGATTCTGCTCAGCTTCGTGATAGTGTTATATCACATGCCAAAGAACTTAACTATGTTCCACGTTCTTTCAAGTCTGCACAGGCTAATGTAAACATAATAATCAATACATCTGCATCTAACAATAAGCGTTCATTGGTTGTTCCAAAAGGTTATACTTTTACATCACGTTTTGGACCAAAAAACTTTACGTTCTCTACTGCTGAGAATATTATCATTTCTGATTATACGCAGAGTGCTGATCGTACACAATTAATATTTACTGGTACTAATATTCCTATTTACGAAGGATATTATGTAGCAGATAACTATACATACTCATCAAATAATCCACAGCGTTTTATTATCTCAAATAAAAATGTTGACACATCATCTATTACAGTAACAGTAATGGAAGATGTTGGTGCCTCAATTCTTGTATATAATAGAGCACAATCGCTATTTGATATCGATTCTTCTTCACAGGTATTCTTTGTGCAAGGCGCAGAGAACGATAGTTATGAAGTAGTATTTGGTGATGGTGTTAGTGGTAGAAAGCCAAAAAACAACTCAGTAATTACTATAGAATATCGTGTATCTAATGGTCAACTTCCTAACGGATGTAATGTGTTCTCTCCTGATACAACAATTGATACCGAAAGTAATATTACAGTTACTACAAATGAAAGTGCTTCTGGCGGTGCAGTTAGTGAAAGTATTGAATCAATCAAGTATAATGCTCCACGACACTTCAACACACAAGAACGTGCAATCACTACAGAGGACTATGAAACTCTGTTGAAGATTAACTTTCCTGAAGTCAATGCTGTTACTGCATATGGTGGTGAAGACCTTAATCCCCCACAGTTTGGTAAGGTATTTGTTGCTGTTGATCTTAATGAAGTTGATAGTCTGCCACAAGTAAAGATTGATCAATACTATAACTTCCTTAAGCCACGTTCGCCTGTTTCAATTGATCCAGTGTTTGTCAACCCTGAGTACACATATATTCAGGTTAAATCAACTATCAATTATAACGTAAATGTTACTCGTTTGTCATCAGAAGATATCAAGACAATTACCAAGTCTGCTATTATTGATTATGCTCAAACAAACCTAAACAACTTTAATCGTATTTTCCGTTATTCAAAGATGTTACAGGCTATCGACGGTTCACAATCATCCATCATCTCGAATGAAACAGACATTAATATCATCAAAGTTATTACACCAGAAACTGGTACTCTGTTGACATTTGACGTTGATTTCCGTATTCCATTAGGTATCATCTATGGTTCTTCTGGTAATGGATATTCAATCTCATCAACACCATTTAATTATAAGGGTGTCAAGGCTGTTTTGAAGGATGATGGTATTAGCTCTATTCAAGTATACTCATCATCATCTGGTCAGTTCATCGAAACTGTTGGTGATATAGACTACGATACAGGATTATTACAGTTTTCTAATTTCAAGATTGATTCTTTTACTGGTGCTGGAATTAAAATTTATGCATCACCAAAATTCAAAGACCTTTCAACCGTCAATAATGTCATCCTAAATATCATTGAAGAAGACGTTGATATAACCGCAGTCGCTGTCAGGGCATAATGAATGCAAGATATTGAACAAAAGATATCCCCACTAATTGAAAATATGTTTCCATCCTTTTATAAGGATGAAGGACAGAACTTCATCACGTTTGTCAAAGCCTATTATGAATGGCTTGAGACGAACCATCAGCTTATTCAACTAGAAGATAACACTAATTTTAATGTTGGTGATACAGTCACGCAAGACATAGTAACAGGAACAATTGTTGCATTTGTTGGAACAGATATTCTTGTCAAGGTGAATGGACTAGAAACATTCAAGTGTTTTAATATATGTTCAGAACTCATTCCAATAACAAGCTCAAGTGGTGGTGATACCTATATTTTAAGAGGCGGTGCTACCAAGAGATTGGGCAGCATATTTTTATCTCGTAATCTGCCAAACATTCGTGATATCGATACTACACTTGATCTATTCATCACGCAGTTCAAAGAAAAATATCTAAAGAATATTGAGTTTGATACTCAATCAAATAAGCGTATGTTGGTGAAGAATTCACTTGACCTCTATCGCTCTAAAGGTACATCACGTTCAATTGATTTATTCTTTCGTCTGGTATATGGATACAACAGTCAAGTAGTGTATCCCGGTGAAAATCTATTCAAGCCATCTGAAGGTACATGGGTACAGCCACGATATCTAGAAATTACTGGTAGCAACCCACAAAGAGCCGTTACACTTGTTGGTACTCTTATTAAAGGCATTTCGTCTGGTGCCGAAGCATTTGTTGAAAAATACATCAAGAGAAAAGTGAATAATGGTTTTGTTCATATTCTTTATCTGTCAAATGTTCAAGGTGAATTTATAAACAATGAAACACTCTATCGCAAGAGTGACAAGACATACTCAGATTCTCCACGTGTTCTAGGCTCTCTGACTGCGGTTGATGTTCTCACAGGATCAAAGGACTTTGCTGTTGGTGATATCGTATCATTTACAACAGAAAATGGCGATTATGGACAAGCACGTGTGTCTGCTGTTTATGATGATGAGCGTGGTGTTGTTGATTTTATTCTGATTGATGGTGGATATGGATATTCAGTATCCCATAGTATTACTGGTGTTGAAGCAAATAATAGAACTCAGTCACTCATCACAGATTATACAATACAAGTTTCAAATGTACAAACATCCAATTCAATTAGTGATGTTAATGTTCTGGTTGCTGGTTCTGGATATAGTAATAGTGATGTTATCACAATTAGATCATTGTACGGAAATGCTAAGCTTAGACCAGTAACAAATACTAGTGGAGCAATCAGAAATGTTGCTTTGATGACACAAAGTGGTGGTTTTTTTGGCAACGAATATCAAGTCCAGATTGCAACTTCTGGTGGTGCTGGTGCAAGTTTACAGCCAATTTTTAAAGAAGCATATTTAAGCAATTACTATAAAACATTTGAAGACCTAAGACAAAATCGTGTTACCATTGAGTATACTGGTATTGCTGACGGTACTAAGTTTGCCGTTGGTGATGTAATCAGCATTTCAAAAAGTAATGTTAGGGTTGCAAATGCTGAAATTATTGAAAATCGTGCAAACATCTATAGTAACGGCGAAATTGTTATGGTTGT